GTTCAACGTTTTGTAAAAGGTAAAACAACTTGGGGAACTATTCAGTTTACACTATTTGATCCAATTACACCATCTGGTGCACAATCAGTAATGGAATGGGTTAGATTACACCACGAATCAGTAACTGGTAGAGATGGTTATAGTGATTTCTATAAGAAAGATCTTACAATCAATGTACTAGGACCTGTAGGTGATATCGTTTCAGAATGGATCATTAAAGGAGCACTAATTACAGAGGCTTCATTTGGAGATTTTAACTGGGATACTGAAAATGCTGCTCAAGAAATTACAATGACAGTTCAACCAGATTACTGTGTATTAAATTTCTAAAAATTTTACTCACCCCTAATTTCTCAAAAATAGCTTGGCTTCGGTCAAGCTTTTTTGTATATTGAATACCAATATTAAAAGGGATAGTTCTTTAAATATTTAAAAAGAACAAAATATGGAAAATTTAGAATTTATGTTAGGTGTCCTATCCACAGTAGGTGTATTCTTAGTAGGGTATGCTTCGATAGGAGTGTTTAAGGTGAAAGCCAAAGTTAAAGATGTCATACAATCCGTAGATAATGCTTATCTAGCTATGGATGAAATAGGCAAAGATTATCAAAAACAGATAAGTAGTGTAGAATTGGATTATCAAAATCAAATTGATGAAATTTATAGACAAATGGATTCAAGGTTTGATAAGTTTGAAAATAGAATAAATAAATAAATAATAACTGTTTTAAGAACTTCCCTTCTTAATATTTATAATTGATAAAAACGTTTTAACCAAATAAAGATTATGGCTGAATTTAAATTCCCAACAGAAGAAATAGAATTACCATCTAAAGGATTAATGTATCCTAAAGACAATCCCTTATCTAGTGGTAAGGTAGAAATTAAATACATGACTGCTAAAGAAGAGGATATTTTAACTAATTCTTCTTTTATAAAAAAAGGAAATGTATTAGATAAATTATTAGAGTCTGTTATAATTTCTAAAATTAATATGGATGATTTAATTGTAGGTGACAAAAATGCCCTTTTAATTGCTACTCGTATTTTAGGGTATGGGTCTCAATATGAAGTAGAAATAAATGGTGAGAAAGAAACTATTGATTTAAGTCAATTAGAAAACAAAGAATTTGATGAATCCCAAATAACTCAGGGGTTAAATGAATTTCAATTTACTTTACCTCATACTCAAACCCCAATTACTTATAAAATACTTACAGGAAAAGATGAAAAAAAACTTGAAAAAGAAATAGAAGGTATAAAAAGAATTAAAAAAGATTCTAATCCTTCTCTCTCTACAAGATTAAAATATGTTATTACATCAGTTAATGGTGATACCGAAAGGAAAACTATTAATGAATTTGTAGATGGTTATTTATTAGCAAAAGATTCTAAAGCATTAAGAGATCATATTAAAGAAACACAACCCGATGTAGATCTTAATGTTATTATAGATAGCGGTCAGGAGGTACGCATCCCTATAGGGCTTGGGTTTTTTTGGCCTGACGCCTAAATTATCCCCACAAATAAGAATGAATCTTTTTAAACAGATTCATGAAATACTATTCCATGGTAAAGGTGGATATGATTATAATACTATATATCATATGCCAATATGGCTACGTAAATTTACATTTAAAGAAATACAAAAATTTTATGAAGAAAAATCAGCAGCCGAAAAAAATCAATTAAATGCGGGTAAAACTTCACTTGTTAATTCTGAGGGAAAAGTTAACACCCCTCAATTTAAACAAGCATCTAAACCATATGAGGGAAAGAGCAGCTATAAATAGCTGCTTTTTTTCATATTTATAATAAAACACCCTATTAATGGCGTCCACTGAACAAGAATTAAATATAGCCAAAGAACTTCTTGAAAGACAAGAAGCTATAAACAAGGCAAAACAAAAGCAAAGAGAACTTGATGCTGACATTCTTGGTTTATCTTCTAGCTTGGTTGACTCCATTAAAGAAATCCAAGGTATTTCTACAAAAAGATCCACATTTGACCAAAATTTACTTAAAGTTAATAAGCAAATTGTAAGAGAAATTTCGGGTCAAAGATCAGGGTTATCTGATATTTCTTCTATTCAAAAACAAATAAGTAAAAATCAGGATTTAATTGAAAAGAGCAAAAGAACAGAAAATGCCTTAGAATCTGTAATTTTTGGACTGGAAAGGAAGCGATTAGAATTAGCTAATGATAAAGCAACATCTATAGCTAGGGAAAGAACCATACAGGAAGAATTATTGGCAGATGCCGAAAAATCAGGAAAATTAGATGCATCTGCTTATGATCTTTCTGTTAAAAAACTAACTAAAGATGAAGCATCTCTTGCTGTTATAACAGCTAAGTTAGCCCCTATGTCAAAACAGGCTCTGTTTACTAAACAAAACAATATAGAATTAGAACGTCAAAATGAATTAAGAAAAAAAGAAAAGGATGACATAGAAAAGAATAATAAGAAATTAGGAGCTTTTGGTGGTATTTTAAAAGGTATAAGTAAAATACCAATATTAGGAGATTTAGTAAACACCGATAAAATATTAGGTGCTGCTATGGATAAAATAAAGAAATCCGAATCAGGAGTTGCTGGTTTAGGTGCTGGATTAAAAGAAGCAGGAGACCAAATGCTTGAAGGTCTTACAAATCCCGCCAATATTGCTTTATTTGCATTTACCCAAATGCTTTCTTTATTTAAAACAATGGGGGAGCTTATATTAGGGAATAATAAAAAAATAACCCATTTTGAAAAAACTATGGTTATGTCTCGTGGTGAGGCTAAAAACCTTGCAGGTACTTTTGCAGAAACTGCAGGAGAACTAGGTGATTTAAATGTAACAAGTGCTGCTATGATCCATACCTTTATGGATATAAGTGAACAATTTGGTTTTATGGCTAAATTTTCACAAGACACATTAGCAACAGCTACTAGACTACAAGCTACAACGGGTATAACTGCTGAAGCAGCAGGGTCATTAGCTGCCTCTTCAGAATTAACAGTAGGAAGTTTTGATGATCAATATAAAAACGCATTATCTACTAGTTACGAATTACAAAGACAAACAGGAGTTCAATTTGATCTAAAAGGAATTTTAGAAGAAACTTCTAAAGTAACTGGAACTGTTAGAGCTAATTTAGGTGGAAATATAGAAGAAATAGCAAAAGCTGTTACCCAAGCTAAATTATTTGGTTCATCTTTAGAAGATGTTGCATCTGCTGGAAAATCATTATTAGAGTTTGAAAGTTCAATAAATAAAGAATTAGAGGCTGAACTGTTAATTGGTAGAAATATTAATTTAGAGAAAGCAAGAGCAGCAGCCTTAACAGGTGACCAAGTAACATTAGCACAAGAATTACAAAGAGAAGCAGGTACTTTATCTGAATTCCAGGATATGAATGTCATCCAACAAGAAGCTTTAGCAGCCGCTATGGGTATGACTTCTGATCAAATGGCTGATATTTTATTTCAACAAGAAATACAAGGAAAAACAGCAGAGGATTTAAGAGCATTAGGTAAAGATGAATTAGCAGATAGATTAGAACAACAAACAGCCCAAGAAGCTTTAAATGCTTCAATGGAAAAAGCTAAAGCCGCTTTAGGTGATATGTTAAAATTTATAGACCCCCTACTACAAGGAGTTGCTGGGTTTGTATCTATGCTTGCAAGTGTAGAACCTATTTTAATAGTTATAGGATCTTTATTAACTGGTTTAGCTGTTAAAACTGCAGTTTTAGCAATAATTAGTCTTAAAGCAGCTATAGCAAAGATTTTTTCAGGAAACGCATTTGCTGGTCCCGCGGGTATTGCTCTGGCAATTGGTGGTGTAGCAGCCATGGGGGCATTAATTGCAGGTGCATCTTCTATGATAGGGGATGACGTAATGTCACCTGGAGAAGACACCCCAGGATATGGTAAACGTACTTTATTTGGTCCTGAAGGTGAAATAAAATTAAACAATAAAGATACAGTTATAGCGGGAACTAATTTATTTGATAAAGAAAATGAATCTATAACCCCGAATTCAGAAGTAAGTAAACCCCAACAAACCATTGTACAACAACCTACAGTAGTACAACAAGATAATTCCAAACTAGAAAAATTACTAGAAAAAGCAATTAACAGACCTGATCCTGTAATCGAAATGAGTGGTGATAAATTAGGTACAGCAGTTGGAAAATATGCTTATTCTGTTCAATAAAGTTTATTCCCTAAATAAAACTAATATTTATAATAAAATAAAAATTAACCTTAAAAATTAAAATTATGCCTTTACTTAAAAAATTTGAAACTGAAGGATCTCAATTAACACCTTTAACTGGTAATCAACCTACTGCACCTTTAAAAAATGCAGGAACAATCCCAGTTAATAATACATTCTCAAAAGGAACATATATTGATTTTGCTTCAGAAACACCAAGAGCAGTAGATACAACAGGAAACGTACAGTAATCTATGCCATTAGTTAACCTAACAACCAACCTAAAATCTTTAAGGTATGGGAGTGATAGACGTGATCAAGGTTCAAGTAACCAACCTTACGTTACAACCCCTATACCTAATGGAGAAGGCCCTGGTCTAGGTGATGTTGATTTTCTTTTAAGAGGAGGATCATTATTACCATCATCAGTGGTCAATGATGTTTCTAGGTTAACTCAAATGATGTTTGATTTAAAATCTCCAAATGGAGTTTTATTTTCAGTAAAACAAAATGCACTTTCTAGAAGTGGTGTTAATATTAAAGCACAAGGTGTATCTAATAGTAAAGTAGGGAGCCCCAATAGATTACCGTTAAATAACGGTATTTACTTACCAACATCTACATTAGCGCAAGCTGCGGTTAACCCACTAGGTGGACATTTACTTAAACAAGGCATAAACCCATTTGCTAGTACAAATGACATAGCTAATGATAATTCTTTATCAACGGGTTTTGGAGGACTTCTTCCTTTAGCCCAACCTATCTATTTAAATACTAGGGCTCAAAATGAAAGACAAAAATCTAATGAACCGGGTACTAGTAGATTAATTCAATTTTTAGATAATAAAGTATTATCTAATGATGGAGACCAAACCAATTTATATAGTTATTCTGGGGGACCAGGTTCAACTTTAGGTGTTGGAAAAACAAATATCCTTATGTCTAAGGATAGAACAGGGTTAAATAATCCACAATTAAAAGATAGTGGTTTTTTTTCCACTGGGAAAACCCCCGATACTAATTTTGGTTTTGATTATAGTATATTTAAAGGAGGTACTAAAAGTCCAAACTATAAAAAATCCTTTAGAGGAGGTACCTATTTTGGAGATCTAAAATCATCTAGTACAAAATCTGTAACAGGAAGATATGCTACTCAAACAAGCACATCTTTAAATGATCTTCTAGGAACTTTAGATGGTAACACACCAACTATTAAAACTACAAATGATGATTTTGATGGTGAAAAAATAAGTACTGTTGGTCAAAGTGTATATCAAACCAAAGGGGATAAAGGATTTCAACCTAATTCTCCAAGTGTAAAGGGTTTAAAAGACACTTTAGACTATGATCAATTAATGGTTGCAGGTAATTCTGGATCTGTAGATAATACTATTTTACAAGATTTTAGACAAAATACTCCTAATAAAGATTTAAAACCTAAATCTATAGATTATACAGATAGAAATCAAAGATTAGATGGAAGAGTTAATCAGGGATCTCCTGGGCTTACATCTACCGATGCTAATCCAAGAACTAGTTATGTAGCAGGTAGAGGTAAAGCTTTAGATAAAATAAATGCTTTACAAATATATAAATCTGAAAATATAGATCCTAAAAAAGATATAAATGATTTATGTAAATTTAGAATTGGAGTAATAGATAATGATAATCCTGACTTAAAAACCTATATCCATTTTAGAGCTTTTATTGACTCAATGGATGATAATTATACTGCCGATTGGGGGGCACAAACTTTTACAGGCAGGGCAGAAAATTTATATAACTATCAGGGATTTGACAGAAGTGTTAATTTATCTTGGACTGTTGCTGCTCAATCAAAGCAAGAATTAATACCCATGTACCAAAAATTAAATTATTTAGCATCAGTATGTGCCCCAGATTACTCATCTAATGGGTATATGAGAGGTAATTTAATAGAATTAACAGTAGGCGGTTATCTTTATAACCAAGTTGGTATAATGAAAGGAATTAGTTATGGAGTACCAACAGAATCACCTTGGGAAATAGGAATAAATGATTCATCAATACAAGGTGAAGGGTTTAGTGATAAGAGATCTGACCCCAGTGTAAAAGAACTACCTTTTATAATAAAAGTATCAGGCTTTAATTTTACACCTATTCATAATTTTGTACCTAATGTACAGAAAAATGTGTTTGCCGAAACAAAAAATGCGGGTCAAAAAGGAGAATATACAC